GATCTAGTTCAGAGACTCGGTATAGCACAGTTAGCGGCAGGTTTACGCCATCAATCCCGCCGTCGGCGTTGATAAGCTCTTTCGCCTTCCATGCCGCATCGATCGCGTTGCCATCAAAGGTATGCCAGGTAGCCGCTGGGATGCAGACCGCCTTTTGAACGTCGGCCGCAAACTGCGAAACCTCTTGATCAATCGCGGTGCTGCTGTTTTCGTCGGTAAGCAAATGGCAATGAATGTTGAACGTCAGCTCACGGGCAAGCCCGACTGGGTTGCCTGGATACATTAGTTCGTCAACTTCCACCGTCTCGCCCATCGTCAACACAATTTGCAAATGGTCTGGAGTAAAGTTGCCTAAGCGGGTCGGCCGTATAACCGATCGAACTTTGGTTTGATAGCTCGTGCTGCTAAGCATCAGTCGAAGCCGGCGATGTAGCTCGCGAGCGATTCGCTCTTCGACTGTATACGTCAGCGGCATTCGAGCACCAACATTCCTTCGTCGTGGCCAAGTAGCTTGAGGATAGAACGCTTGCTGGCCTGCTGACCGACCCTTACGGCGAACTCTAAGGCGTCGCCGCCAAGGTTTAGCTCGTGGCTTGCAATCCCAGTTTCCGAGTTGTTGGCAACGTGGATTTCAAACACAGGCAGGACAGAATCGCCATCCTCTGGCAGTACTGCAAGCTGTTCGCGAAGAACAACCGCATTAATCGTCCTTGCCTCGCCGGCACGCGGGTAGTACGTAACCGGCTCGGCAAAGTCGTCGGCGTTGCAGAACACGCTATCGGCATCAGCCTGGATCGTGTCGTGCAGCGTCATAATTATCGCTTCGACTCTACGCGAACGTAGTCGATCGTCACCGCGTCAATGTTGGCACTGGAGGTCTTCTGGATCTGGAAGAACGGTTGCAGGCTTCCGGTGGCTTCGCCCATGTCAAAGGTCGTCGAAGCTGCAACGCGATCGCCGTCGATGAAGAATCGGACGTCGTTCTTGCCGGCCGAAAAGTCGATGACGAACTCCTTATAGGTCGTCGCCAAAGTCTTGCCGGTTGCCTTGTCGTCCAAGTCCAAGACGTTGTCATCGGTCTCGACAACGACAGCGGTCGTCGAGGTCGCACCGACCATCTTAAACTGAGCATTGTTGGTAGTCGAGTCAGTGTCGTCAGCACGATTCGACTGCAAACCCCAAACGATCGTGGTGCCAGAGGTACAACCAGACACTTTGACGCGAGTTTCAAAGCGTTGAATGTTGTCGATGTCGAAGCAAAGCTTGTTACCAAAGTCCAAGCAGACGTTTTGAACTTCGCCAGTCGATTCCAGCGTCAAAGCCACTTCGCCAGTTGCCGAAGGAGTCACGCTTGCGTAGGTCGGAGTTCCACTGGAGGAGGTGTCGGTCACCTTCCAGAAGCCTTCGCCAACCGTTGCGGCGTACGTTTGACCGCCGAAGAAGTCATCCTCAAAAATCGCGAAATCTCGAATACCAGCCATTTTATTTGAACCTTTGTTGTGAGTTGTTGTGTTGCCGAAAAGCCCGCCGCCCAGTTAGGCAGCGGGCAGAGAGTTAGCCGTTAGATCAGGCAGAGTTGCGGAACAGGCCACGCCAATCGATGGCCTTCACGCCGAAGGTCTGGCGAACCTTGTACTTGTAGGTGTCAGTGGCGAAGTCCCACTCGCTCTCAAGAACTGGCGATTCCTCGCCGCTCAAGAAGCAAAGTTCGACGGTGTCGATCTGGGCTGGGTCGGCGGCCAAATACCAGTTGGTGGTTGAGGCACCATCAAGCTGCGGCTCAACGATCACATTGAGCGAGCGAGCACCGCCAGGGCCGTAGATGTTGGCCGTGTTGGCGTTACCAGCAGCACTTCCGCCGGCGGCAGGGTCGGCAGTCGAAGCCATCAACTGCAAGGCTTCCGCCGAGTAGTTGGCCGGCACAATCAAGAAGCGAGGCACAATGCCGAGAATGGCATCGGAGCTGATGCCCTTTTGCAGCATCATCTTTTCGAATCCAGTCGACAGCGTTGCAACCGCCGGAGCAGCAGCACTGCCCGAGGTGTTGTCGCCGGATGCGTGCGAAGAAGAGAACAAAGAGTAACCATCGCCCATGGTTGGGTTGCTGGTCAGCACCTCGTAAACCTTCTTATTCTGCATCCGCCGAGCAGCGTTGCCGTGCATGGCTGGGATGCGGCTGATGGCGTCGAGGTCATCGTTGACGACCGTTTCCCAAGACACGGTGAACAAGGCACCGTACTTTTGAACGCTGTAAGATTCCTTCGAATCGCCGACGCTCTTCTCGGGATACTCCTTGCCTTCCGGAACCATTTCCAAGTTTGGCGATTCGCCGAACCGGATACGGTTGATGGCCTTGAAGTCCTCAACGCTCGGAGCTTGGCGAGCCCATTGCGACCAAGAGTAGATCGCTTCGTCATAAGCAGCCAGCAACGTCTTGTTGGCGGCATCGAGCAGCAGGTTGGTAAAGCTGCCGGTGGTGTGATAAGACTCGGATCGCTTGATATACCGCTCGCTGATTGAGCGGTTACCCATCGCCGCCATCGCGATTTCGCGATTGCTCATCCGCTCGACTGGGTAGCCAGCACGCGACAGAACAGCGTACGCCAAGCGGTTGAGGCTCAAGCGTGCGAAGTCGTTGGCACCAGCAGCCGGGTTGTCAACTTTGTGTCGCTGAACTCGGGCTCCTTGGTAGGAACGAATCAGCAAGCCATCGCGAACGGCGGCGTTAAACTTGTCATCTTCGGAAGCCGTGACCTTGATCTCGGCTCCACCGACCGTTTGGCCGATCTCTTTGGTACTCATCTTTCGAAGGATCCTTTCGCGGGCGTCTTCAACGGATAAACCGGAATCGCAAAGCTCGTCAGCGAAGGCCCGCTCAAGCTTGGCAAGTTTGCAATCCTGGATGATGGTCTTTCGCCGCTTCGCGTCCGCGGTGAGGTGTCGCTTGACTTCCTCTTCCACGTCCATCGTTTTGGCGACAGGTTCGGTGGCGTCTTCGACTGGCTTGTCTTCCATGACTTCGCGTTTCGAAGCCTCAACAGGCTCGACTGGCAGAGATGCCATTTCGTCAGATACTTCGCTCGCTTCTTCAGCGGCTTCGCTGCCCATCATGCCGGCGACCCAAGCCAGGATCTGGTTGGGATCTTCCATGCCTTCGGGTAAGCCTTTCGCCTGCAAAGCGGCGAGCACTTGTGCGTCAATCATTCGAGATGATTCCTTTCTTGCCGCTTCGAGATATGAGCGACGAACTGTTGAATAGTTGTCTGCCCCGCAAGCGACTAAGCTTGCATCCAAAGGCGTCCAACTCAGAACGATGTTTGCTGGGCCTTCGATGACGTTGCCAGCAGATGTGCGATACGTTTCGCCGCGTTGAACAAACCGCGTTTCAAGCGGTTCAGCGGTGATTGAGAAGTCTGTGAGATGCCCTTCAGAAAGCTTTGCGTAAGCTTCTTGCGATGCGGCATCCGACGCAAAGTAGGCATCGCCGCCGAACTCATCGCCATCCACGCTGACATTGCGAAGGCTGCCGACAACGTTGCGTATCGTGCTTTGATCGTGGCTATCGACGATTGGTAGTTGCGTGCGACCTGGCCGCATTCGCATCCCGTCCATCAGCAGCACTTCCTTGACAACCATTCCGCGATCGTCGTCGTAGCGAAGGACTGGCGTTTCAGTAGCAGTTACAACGCGAACTGATCGCCGAGTTGCGTCGGCGGTCGAGGCAACCACCGAGACTTCCCGCATGACGAGCGATGGCGTTTTGGCTGGCGGTAGCTTGCCCTTTTTCATGCGTCTACCTCGTCCATATTGGTTTCGATGGTTCCATCGCTTGCGTCGGCGATGAGTGCGTCGATGTTGGCTTGAGATAGACCAAGCGTTGACAGCAGCACTGATGCCTTGGTCGAGGTGATCGAGCCATCAACCAAGCCAGACAGAACGTCTTCGATGGCCTTGCCGTTTCGCTTCCATTGCAGGCGAGACAAGCCCGCCATTTCGCCCGTACCGACTGCGGCTTGCTGCTCAGCCGGCGGTGCCGTAGCTGCAATCTGCATCTCCTCAGGTGTCAGCAGTCCGAGTTGCTTGCGTAGCCGTTCTTCCTTGGCTCTCTGATAGAAGACAGCCCGATAAGATCTGCCGCGGCTGCCCAGCTCCGTCTGGTAGTCCGACATAAACGTCTTGATAGATTGCTCGGCTGAAGCTTGTTCCGATTGCGGATCGACCCATTCCCATTCTGGAGTCTGCCACTCCACTGGAGCGTACTTGCGACGGTCCTCTAGCAACTCGGCGGAAGTCGGAAACTCTTCCATCCCAGAGATGGCCGCAGCATCGCAGAACGCGTCCCAGATAGGCTGGCACATGTGATTGAGCAGATACCGCTGCCACCGACGAAATCGGCGGCGGTCTTCTAGCTGAGAGGTTCGCGACGACGAATAGTTGGTTTTGCTGTAGTCACGAGCGACGATCTCATAGCTGAGACCAGTACCAACCGCGATCCCTCGAAGCATCAGGCTGATCCACGGTTCGCTGGCCGAGTTTGGCCGGCCAGGGTTGGCTGACTCAATCGACTCATTCGGCCGCAGCCGCATCACCATGCCAGGCTGTAGGTACTCGTAGGCATTTCCATCGGTGTCGACGGTGTCCTGATCGTTCGGGGCAAGGAGGCTGCCGATAGGCGTTTCGCTTTTGATGGCGACAGTGAAGCACGATGCAACAGCCGAAGCTTGCAGCTCGTTGTCGACGTATACGCCGAGGTCTCGAAGCCAGGAGAGGACGGGAGCAAACCAGCTAATGCCGCGAGTCTGCCCAATGCGGTCTCGGCGGAAGAGATGCAAAACTTCGCTGGCAGGAATTCGCTCGGCGGTGCGGTGAACGCTATAAATGCCGTTGGGGTGGTCTGGATAGAGCCAGTAGGCAATGGGCTTGCCGAGGTCGTCTACCTCGACGCCGCGGATGATGCGGTTGCCAGTTTCGCGGCTAACGCGAGCGTGATAGGTGTCTTTATCGCCGGCCAGCCGGTCAGCCTCGATAAGCTCGAGAGCCAATGGGACGGGCCGAAGAATCCCGCGATGGGTTTTGCTCGGCGTGCGTACCAGGCGGATAAGGACTTCGCCAGCCTCGACAATTTCACGTTGGCAAATCGACTGGATCTCATCGAACGTGTATTGCCCGTTGATGTCACAGACTTCGCACCATTCCCGCCAGGCCTTGTCTCGAGCCTCGTTGGTGTCCTCGATGTCGTCGCCTTCGGGAGTCTCGTAGGTTGACTGGGCTTTGATCCCGCAGCCAACGACGCTCGAAACGATGGTATCGACGACGCCCCAGGCATAGCTGTTGTTTCGCACCAGCTCGCGAGCCCAGGCCCGCATCGAGTCGGCACCAAACGGGCCTAGCAGTTCCTGGTCTGCCGATTGATTCTTCGGCTTGCGGTTGGCGGTCAGCCGGTTTGGCTCAGCCCCTTGATAGCTGCGAGCGATCCGCCGAGCTTGCATCCTGCGAAGCTTGGCAGCCGGAGCAAAGACGCCGATAAAGTTGTCGAGAACTTCGCCGATGCCAATCATGCGGATGGTTTCCCCATCTTGGCGAGGCGGAAAGCACCGCTGCCGTTTTCGCGTTGAACGGCGAAAAGAAGCTGATTGCGTTGCTCGAAAAGCGTGTTTAGATCGAGCTTCGTGACGCTGCGGCTGCCAATGTTGTAAGACGAAGCACCGCCGGTAAGGAGTGCTTCGATTGCCGCGTCAATCTGTGCTAGAAGATCTGCTGCCGATGCCATGCATTAAGGATGGCAAGCACAGGTCAATTACTATACAGCTATTTACAATTGCAATTGTAACGGACGAAAAAACTACGGGCCTTCTTGTGCCCAGGTGTTGCCGCAAAAGCCGCACTTGCAATATCGCACCTTGCCGTGCTTGGCGTAGACT